CAGTTATAGTAATCCAAACCTACAACAAATTCCTGCACGTAATAAAGATATCGGGCCGTTGATACGATCAATCTTCGTCCCAGACGAGGGTTGCAAGTGGGGGTCATTTGACTATAGCCAACAGGAGCCTCGTGTTCTTGTCCACTTCGCCGCGCTTACCGGTGGCGGTTTGAAAGGCGCCGACGAGGTCATCGAGTCTTATAAGACACAGGACCCCGACTTTCATCAAGCCGTTGCCGATATGGCGGGCATAGACCGGCGTACAGCTAAGACAATTAATCTTGGTATGATGTACGGTATGGGTAAAGGTAAACTATCTAGCGAGTTAGGTTTAGATAGAGACGAGACAGAAGATCTATTCGCAAAGTTTCATGCGAATGTACCTTTTGTAAAACAATTAATGGAACAAGCAACACGCAAAGCAGAGAATGTAGGTTTCTTACGTACACTGCTTGGACGTAAATGTCGTTTTGATTTATGGGAGCCACGATCTTTTGGTATTCATAAAGCATTGCCATTATGGGAAGCGGAAAAAGAATATGGACGCGATTTGAAAAGAGCATGGACATATAAAGCACTTAATAGATTAATACAGGGATCATCAGCGGACATGACGAAAAAAGCGATGGTCGATTTATATGAAGAAGGAATCATATCACATATACAAGTACACGATGAATTAAATTGTTCTATTGAGAGCAAGGAACAGGCAACACGGATCAAAGAAGTAATGGAGAATACCGTGGAGTTAAAGGTTCCTCTTAAAGTAGACGCGGAGATAGGACCATCATGGGGCGAGATCCGAAAAAAGTAACAGGTGATGTAAACGAGTTTAGAGCTGTTATAAAGTTTCTACAAGAAGGATACATGGTATTTAAAAATGTATCGGGAACAGGCCCAATTGATTTAGTTTTAGTACACCAAAAGACAGGTGAAGTTAGAAAGATTGATGTAAAAACAACGTCATACCGTCAAAGTTGGAGACCCGGAACTCGTATTCATAGACAAAGAAGTAAAGAACAGGTAAGATTAGGTGTTGAGTTTGAATTTTTAGATAAGGACGAAGATGTTTAAAGAACTATGCGCGACGTTATTCATATTATGTAATCCATTGTTAAATGGATTTGATTTTAATTATAATATGAACCCGCGCGATCAATTTGTAAAAGGAATAGCTGAGTGTACAGTGTTAAACAATGCATTTGTGCCTCCTAATGAAAGAGTTGTAGTCGCTGTTAGTGTAGCACAAGCTATATTAGAGTCAGATTGGGGACGTTCTAGATTTGCTAAACAAGGTAATAATTTTTATGGTATCATACAAACAGATGAAACAGAGCCACATATAAAATCACTTAACAGTAATATAATGTTAAAAGTATACGGTAATAAATGTGAAAGTGTTTCTGATTACATTGATTTACTTAACAATTCTAGTGCATTTGAAGAGTACAGAAATTTACGCATGAGTCAATACATGAATGATAATGTCAATGTGTATGATCTTATTCAAACTTTAGAAAATTACGCTGTAGACCCAGAATATACAAAAAAATTATTGGCTGTTACACTTGGTTTATTTGAAAAATATCCTCAAATATTTAGATCAAAAGAAATTTGGGAATATTACAGAAACAATAAAAAGACTTAATTTCCTTGACAATCTGTTAAAATCCCATATGTATGGGCTTGTATGAATAAACATACCATATATAGGAGAAAGAAATGACCGACATTAAAAAGTATAAATCTGTCGCGATCAGTATAGATACGTATAAACGAGCCAAACCCATAGCAGAAAAAAATTATATGTCCATGGCTTCATTCTTACGTTACTTAATTGATAAAGAAGAAGATAGACCTACACTAAAAAACGGAGATGATAAACATGTCAGACAGTAACGATAGAAGAATTAAAGCAGCGCTGTATACAGCAGTTTTAAATAAACTTACCGGAGAATTGTCCGAACTTGAAGCTAAAGAAGTTCTTTTAACAAATGCACCGGCTTACATTACGAGTAAAGATTTTGATCACGCGGATCATATTGAAGAGTTAAAGAACCTTATATTAGAGAAAGTACACATTCGTGATGCTATCAAAGATATAAAAGCAATTTACTTTGCAGAAAAAGTAGCTCAAGGTCATGTTAAAGATGAAAAAAAAACTGATAGTTAGTGCAGTAAGAAAAGTAAAAGATAAAGTGATTGTGTCCTATACAGACGGGACAATGAAAGAATTTACTGTGAATGAATGGTTATATTCTTATGGTGAAGGTCGTCGTCTGTGGGAACAACACGAAAGAGAATTTAAAAACCCGGAGAACTTTGATGGCTGAAGAACAGATAGCATTTGATATATACCAACCTTTCGGACCAAGTGTTCTTAAAACAAAGCTACCTCAACTATATGTCGATGCTTTAAACAAGCAATCTGATGATATATTGAATGATGAGGAGAAGAGTAAAGAGAGAGATTGGAGTCATAACCTTGCCGGGAACGTCAAAAAAGAAATAAGTATAGACCATATGGCTATCAAAGGTTTACCAGAGTTTCTTGCAACCATATCGCAAGAATATACGAAACGTGTGTTACCCGAATATCTTCCCGAGGGTACAAAAATCGCGTTCCGTGTGTGGACAGTTAGTCAGTGGGCTGGAGATTTTAACCCGATGCATATTCATGATTCTAATTTATCGGGTGTTTGTTTTCTAAAAATTCCTCCTGAGTTTGATAAAGAATACGAAAAAGAAGATCATCATCCTACTGCCGGCTGTCTAGAGTTTATTGGGTCCATACCCAACCATTTTGCTAGACATAGCTTCTTAGTTAAGCCAGAGGTAGGTGATTTTTACATCTTTCCTAGTTGGCTAGTACATCAAGTCTATCCGTTTAGAAGTGAAGGAGAGAGACGCTCTATGGCGTTTAACGTACACTTTACCATGGATAAACCAACGAAAGGTGTTAATGTTTGAGGAAACAAAGTATGATAAGCAAGCAAAGAACTTACGTTACCGATTTGATAAAGAAGGGTTTAGACGAGCCCGGTGGGAACAATTAGACCGTAAAGAAAAAGACTATTGGCGTGGTCGGGTACAGCAATGGAACCAAGATAGAGTTATGCCGAACATGCAATACAGTCCTCGTCCTCATCGTAGTTAGTTACATACGTTACGGTAGGTTTAGTAGACTCTACTAAAGGTTCTTCCGCGCATTCACATAATTTTTTTCCTTCTAATTCTTCTATTCTGCCTTGTAAATACACAATAACATCCTTTAATTCTTCTACCGTCATATTATATCCTTTTTTTTGGGGGTAAGCTTCTAGCTATACACCTAAACGTCACTTGGGATCAAGTTATTTTTCAGATATTTTTTCACCAATGGCATAAATCATCACTGCGATGAATAACAATATAATAATTATAGCAACTAGTCCTGTAAGTATGAGAATATTCATTTCTTCTTCTTCTTTTTCCTAAAAAGTTTCGTCCAATCTAGTTTAGGACCATAGTATATAGCTTTATATTTATTACCAAGCCAATTAAAGTCCCACCACCATTGCCAGACGTGTTCTTTTTTTTCCTTTTCCTTTTTCTTGCGCTCTCTCTTTTGACGTACCGATTCCTTGTAGCTTAAATCAAGAAGTTCTTGCTCCTTTTTCATATGCTCATAGAAGTCGTCAACCAAGAGCAGCCATCTCCGCACTCATACCTTCCGCCCTGTTTGGTGTTTGTTTGGCCCAACGTGAGTCAAGCATTTCGCTCGCCGCCGTAGAATATTCCGGGGGACTCTGTTCTAGTGCTTTCCACATGTTCTTAAACTTGCTTACACCTGTTTCTCCTAGCTGAAATATCATTTCTATAATGATCTCTTTTGCTAGGTCATCTATATCAGGGCACTTGCTACAAAGCCTCTCAGCGCCTTTTATAGCGGTTTCTAAATCGTGTTCGAGGATTGTCATAAGGAATTTCTCTTCATATTCCTTATCATCCTCCCAAAAGTCTTCTACGCATAAATGCCCGACGCCCACGGTTCTCTTGCCTAGGGTATCAAGGTATACC